GGCAGTATAAGGTTTTCCCGTCCGCCTACGCTTCGGGTGCCATTGCCAAATGCCGGAAGAAGAAAGCTCGTGGCGGTTCGTAAAACTAAGAAGGGCGCCGCCCTCAAGCGCTGGTTCAAAGAGGACTGGAAGGATGTCCGAACCGGTAAAGAGTGCGGTCGCCAAAAGGGCGAAAAGCGCGGGACTCCGTACTGCCGCCCGACCAAACGCGTGTCGTCAAAGACGCCCAAAACGGCCTCTGAGATGACGGCTGCTGAGAAGAAGAGCAGGGTGTCGCAGAAGAAGAGTCTCGGCCAGCCAGCAGGCAAACCCCGCCGTGTGAAGCCTCTGCAGAGGAAGAAGTAAATGGCAACGTCCGGTACAACAGCGTTCAACATGGACTTCACGGAGATCGCCGAGGAAGCATGGGAGCGTGCCGGACGAGAAATGCGTTCCGGTTATGACTTGCGTACGGCGCGCCGATCCATGAACCTTATGACCATCGAATGGCAAAACCGTGGGCTTAACCTCTGGACCATCGATGAAGGAACTGTCAGCCTCACCAGCGGCACTGCGCAATACACGCTCCCTGCCGATACCGTTGACCTACTGGAACAAGTTATTCGCACGGGGTCGGGGTCCACGCAGCAAGACCTGACCATCAACCGGATCAGCGTCAGTACCTACGCCTCTATTCCGAACAAGACGACGACTGGGCGCCCGATTCAGTTTTGGATTGAGCGGCTCGTAGACGCCCCCAGGATCAACGTCTGGCCCGTGCCGGACAGCAACGACTACACCTTCAAGTATTGGCGCATGCGGCGCATTGAGGACGCTGGAGCTGGCGTACAGACGGCTGACATGCCCTTCCGGTTCCTCCCCTGCTTGGTGGCGGGGCTCGCGTACAACATCGCTCTGAAAACGCCGGAATTGCAGCAGCGCATTCCGATCCTGAAGGCTATGTATGAGGAAGAGTTTGAGCGCGCAGCCAGCGAGGACCGGGTGAAGACCAACGCCCGCTTTGTGCCGCGCATAGGACGCATCTGATGGGTAATCGGTTCGCTTCTAGCCAGCGAGCCCTTGGTATCTGCGATGTCTGCGGGTTCCAGTACAAGCTGCGTGAGCTACGGAACGTCTTCGTCAAGCGCCGGGATACGAACATCAAGGCCTGTCCCGAGTGCTGGGACCCCGATCACCCGCAATTACAACTCGGTGAGTACCCGGTGGATGACCCGCAGGCGATCCGCAACCCGCGCCCTGATAGCCCGGACTACGCCGAAAGTAGAGCTATACTGTACCCCGTTAAATCAGTGTCCTGTGCCGGATTTGTTGGTACAGTAACCGTAGTAACAACTTAGGAGTAGGTCATGAAGGTCAAAGACACCGGCAAGACCAAGCAGGTCCCGAGCCCGAAGCTCAACAAGCCGATCAACATGAAAACGTCCGGCATCAAGATTCGCGGGTACGGTGCAGCCACTAAAGGCACGATGGCCCGAGGGCCGATGGCGTAAGCCATGAACTACACCGACCTGAAGGCAAACATTCAGGACATCTGTGAGAACACTTTCACGGATGACCAGCTTGCGCTGTTCACGGAGCAGACGGAGCAGAAAATCTATAACGCGGTGCAGATTCCTGCCCTGCGGCGTAACGTCACGAGTGCCTTCAGCGTCTCAAACAAGTATCTCGACCTGCCCACGGACTACCTCTACACCTTCAGTCTGGCCGTCGTGGACGGCAGCGGCAATTACAACTACCTGCTCGACAAGGACGTGAACTTCATCCGCGAGGCTTATCCGAACCCTACGGACACGGGCCTGCCGAAGCACTATGCCAACTTTGATGACAACACGTTGATAGTAGGGCCCACGCCGGACATCGGATATGCGGTTGAGCTGCACTACGGCTACTACCCCGAGTCGATTGTGACTGCCGGGACGACGTGGTTGGGTGATGAGTTTGACTCTGCCTTGCTCAATGGCGCTCTGGTCGAGGCGGCGCGGTTCATGAAGGCGGAGCCGGACATCATCCAGAACTACGACAAGATGTTCGGTGAGTCCCTGATGCTCCTCAAAGTGCTCGGCGACGGCAAGCTGCGGCGTGATGCCTACCGGTCGGGCCAGACCCGCACCGATGCAGGGTAGGAGTAACCATGGCGATCACTCAAGCCCTATGCACGTCGTTTAAGCAAGAGCTGCTGGAAGCGATTCACGACTTCCCCAACGACACGTTCAAGATTGCGTTGTATACGAGCGCTGCGTCCCTTGATGCGGCTACGACGGCCTATACGACGAGCAACGAGGCCTCAGGCACCGGCTATACGGCTGGGGGTAACACCCTGTCTGTGACGGGCCCTACGACTTCTGGCACCGCAGCCTTCGTCGATTTTGCCGACACGGTGTGGAACAGCGCGACTTTCACGGCCCGAGGGGCGCTCATCTATAACAGCAGCAAGGCGAACCGTGCCGTTGCGGTGTTGTCCTTTGGGAGTGATAGGGCGGTGTCTGGGGGGAACTTTACTGTGCAGTTCCCGACCTATGACCTGAATAACGCCATCGTGCGTATCGTCTAGCCATGAGCTGGGCAGTTGTTGACGATCTGCAGAAGGATCGCATTGAGTTAGAGACAACGGGGTTATTGCAGTTAGAGGCATCGCTGTATTACATAGCCCTTGAGGCGCCGCCGGGGTGGAACCCGATAAATGACGCTGGCGGCGGAGCTTGGACGGGTATTAACGATACTAGTGGGACGGTCTGGAACCCGATAAATGACGCTGGCGGCGGAGCTTGGACGGGTATTAGCGATACTAGTGGGACGGTCTGGACTGACATAACCACCTAACAGGAGTTAACGATGGCAAGTACCTACTCCACCAATCTGAAGATCGAGCTGATTGGTACAGGTGACCAGTCCGGTACATGGGGCACCACGACAAACGTCAACCTCGGTACGGCCATCGAAGAGGCCATTACCGGCATTGCCACGGCTAACTTCCCTGCCGACGCGGACCTGACCCTTACCCTATCGAACACGAACACGACCCAGGTGCCGCGACACTTGGTGCTGGATGCCACTTCCGGGGTGTCTCTGACTACGACGCGTAATCTGATCGTTCCTACCGTCGAAAAGCAATACCTCGTCTGGAACAACACCACCGGCGGGCAGTCCATTGTCGTAAAGACTTCTGCGGGCACGGGCATTACGGTACCTAATGGCGCCAAGGTCCATGTCGTAGCGGATGGAACCAACGTAGTTCGCGCTTTCGACAACGCAGACATCAACAGCGGTTCGATTGACGGCACCCCCATCGGTGCCAACTCTGCGTCTACCGGCAACTTCTCAACCCTATCCATCGCCGGCAGCGCGGTCACCGCCACGGCAGCAGAACTCAACGTCCTCGACGGCATTACGGCGACTACCACCGAGCTTAACTACACCGACGGGGTTACGAGCAACATCCAGACTCAGCTTGATGCAAAGGCGCCCCTCGCCAGCCCTACGTTTACGGGCACTGTGTCTGCAACCACGGTCGATACCACGAACATCGAAGTCACCAACCTGAAGGCCAAGGACGGTACGGCGGCAGGCAGTATTGCCGATGCAACAGGGGTGGTGACACTCAGCTCGTCGGTGCTGACAACTACCGACATTAATGGCGGCTCTATCGACGGCACGGCTATCGGAGCTAACTCGACTTCTACTGGTGCTTTCACGACGCTGAACGCCACCGGCGGCGGTGCCCTGACTGGCACTTGGACTGACCTCGGCTCCGTGGATACGGTTGATATTAACGGCGGGACGATTGACGGGGTCACGATTGCGACCTCTGACATCACCGTCGGCTCAGGTAAGACCCTGGACGTATCTGCGGGCACTTTCACGGTAGCCAACGATCAGATTTCCGGTGATGCCATCAATGGCGGCACGATCGGTTCAACGACTATTACGACTCTCACCTCGACCACGGTCGATACCACGAACATTCAACTGACCAACCTCAAGGCCAAGGACGGCACTTCCGCTGGTAGCATTGCCGATTCCACGGGTGTTGTGACTCTTGCCTCCTCCGTACTTACGACCACGGATATTAACGGAGGCACGATTGACGGTGCGTCTCTTGGTGCAAGCACCGCGATCACTTCGTTAGCTGTTGAGGGTAATATCGAACTTAACGGCAATCTTGATGCTAACGAAAACGTGGCGCTTGGTAGCGGAGCCCTCCTTTCGGGAGTAGTTGTGTTGTCGGGTTCTGACAACACTGCGGTGGGGCATAACGCATTAACTGATAATTCTAGCGGGGCCAGCAATACCGCCGTAGGACATAGTGCCCTCGATAGTAATCAAACTGGGGGGCAAAATACCGCCGTAGGGAAGAGCGCGCTTACTGCCAATATATCCGGTGTTGAGAACACTGCGATGGGGTTTCAAGCGCTAGGAACTAATACTGCTTCTGAAAATACCGCAGTAGGCTATCGGGCTATGCGCGCTAACACCACAGGCACCGATAATACTGCTATAGGGCATGAAGCGCTCGAAGATAACCTTACCGGTGTTCGTAATGTTGCAGTAGGAGAAGGCGCACTAACGAACCCCACCGGCGGAAACGACAATACTGCAGTTGGGCGCGCCGCTTTGTCTTCCGCAGACGGGGACAAAAACACAGGGGTTGGGATGGAGGCCCTTTCAGACGCAGACGGGGATAACAACACTGCTATAGGGTATCGAGCTGGCAACGGGATCATCACTGGATCAAATAATACGATACTTGGCGCTTCTGCTGACCCAAGCGGTATTGCTGCCGTAGGGCAGATCGTTATTGGTGCAAGCGTAACCGGCACGGCGGACAACCGCATCACCGTGGGCATTAGCACAAACATCGCTGAGCTGGACCTCGACGGGTCCGATACTTCTTGGGCAGCTTCCTCAGATGAACGGCTAAAGAAAAACATTACGAACTACACCGCTGGCGTCGCGTTTATTTCTGAACTTCGCCCGGTTACTTACCAATGGCGCGCTAAGCGAGATGTCCCCGCAGAATTAAGTTTGTATGAAGATAGCGATGATCCAGTTCATGGCAAGCCTGATGTAACCTATCATGGTTTTGTGGCCCAAGAGGTGAAGCAGGCGCTCGATAACCACCCTGAGGTAGCAGACGGCCAACATTTTTGGAAACTGCGAGATGACGGTGTGCAGACTGTAGCTCCGGCTGACTTAGTGCCTATCCTAGTTAATGCAGTGAAAGAGCTAACGTCGCGCCTTGAAGCGGCGGAGGCCGAAATCCAAGCCCTAAAGGAGGCATAAAAATGGACATGATCCTCGCGTTTTTTGAAGCTTTCCCGGCATGGCTCACTGCCATCACTACGGTGGTGACTGCGGCTACGGCCATCACGGCGCTCACGCCGACCAAGACCGACGACAAGTACATTTCCATTGTGCTCCGTGGTCTTAACGTCTTGGCGGGCAACGTGGGGAAGAACACCAACGCAGACGATAAGGAAGACTGAAATGGACTTCGGCATGGACACCGCATGGAGCGGAATCTTAACGGCTCTTATCGGCGGGCTAGCGTGGTTTATCAAGAGTCGAAGCGAGGAGATTGATCGCGTGCAGATTCTCTTAAACCGAACCCGCGAAGAGATGGCTAAAGAGTACGTTACCAAAGCGGATGTCCATGCCGACATAAACAGAGTCATTGATCGGATAGAAGCTCTGGATGCCAAGCTCGACAGGTTGATGGAGCGCAAGTAGTGCTTGAGGCGCTGATCGGCCCCGTCACCGGACTCCTCGACCAATTCATCGAGGACAAGGACCAGAAGGCCCGGCTGGCGCACGAGATCGCCACTATGGCCCAGCGTCACGCTCAGGAACGGGCCTTGGCGCAGGTAGAAACAAACCGGGAAGAAGCTAAACACAAGAACGTCTTTGTGGCAGGCTGGCGCCCCTTCATCGGATGGACCTGCGGGGTGGCCCTAGCATGGCATTTCGTGCTGGCACCTTTGGTGCTGTTTATCGCTGGCTGGTCAGGCGTGCAGATGCCTACCTTGCCCGAGTTCGACATGGACAGCTTAATGACCGTGCTGGTTGGAATGCTTGGGCTCGGAGCCTTCAGGAGCTACGAAAAGACCAAAGGAGTGGCCCGATGAAGACCGGTGAAGAAGGCGTTGCGCTCATTAAGCACTTTGAGGGCTGCTACCTAAACGCCTATCTCTGCCCGGCGGGCGTCTGGACTATCGGCTACGGTCACACCAAGGGCGTCAAAGAAGGCGACGTGATCGACCAAGAGGCCGCTGAGGCCTACCTCATTGAAGACCTTGAGGAGTTTGAGGGCTATGTGGACAAGCTGGTGGAGATCGGTCTCAAGCAAAATGAGTTCGATGCCTTGGTCTCATGGACTTTCAACTTGGGGCCCAAGAATCTTGAGGAAAGCACGCTCCTTAACCGGGTCAATTATGGTCCTCTTAGCGACGTGCCTACGCAAATTAAGCGATGGAATCGAGCGGGCGGGAAGGTACTTGCGGGGCTGGTGAAGCGCCGCGCTGCCGAAGCGGCACTATGGGAAGGTAAAGACTGGCGTAGTGTCTAGCACGGGTAACAGCCATGGCGTTAAAAAAATTACTCTTCAAGCCTGGGATCAACAAAGAGGCTACGCGGTATGCCACCGAGGGGGGTTGGTACGACTGCGATAAAATCCGTTTCCGCAATGGCTTCCCCGAAAAGAGCGGGGGCTGGACTCGCAAGTCCGAAAACACCTTTCTGGGGGTGTGCCGGTCCCTTTGGTCGTGGACGACTATCGGGGGGCTGAAGCTCGTCGGTGTCGGCACGAACCTCAAGTTTTATATAGACCAAGGGGGTCAGTATTACGACGTTACGCCGATTCGTCTGACCACCACCTCCGGCGACATTACCTTCACGGCAACGGCGGGGCAGTCTCGCGTAGTTGTTAACCACACGGCTCACGGCGCCACGGCGGGCTCCTACGTCACCTACTCCAGTGCAGTCAGCTTGGGCGGGGCTATTACTGATACCGTAATTAATGGCGAGCACGCCATCGACGAGGTCATTGACGCAAACTCCTACTACGTCGATTTTGGTGTAGCGGCCACGGCCAGCGACACGGGCAACGGCTCCGGCGTCATCGGAGCATACCAAGTCAACATTGGCCCTGCGGTGCCTGTCCCTGCGGTCGGTTGGGGATCAGGTGGGTTTGGCCTGGGCACTTGGGGTACCGGTGCAGGGGGCACGGAGCGGCTACGCTTGTGGAATCAAGCCAACTTCGGTGAGGACCTAGTGTTTGGCCCGAAGGGCGGTGGCATCTATTATTGGGACGCTTCCGGCGGGGTCATCACTCGTGGGGTTGCCCTATCCTCCCTCAGCGGCGCGTCGGACACTCCTACCCTGCAGAACCTGATCTTCGTTTCGGACAATCGGTTTGTCTTCACCTTGGGTACGAACCCTGTAGGCGGCAGCGCCCTAGACCCGCTCTTGCTTCGCTGGTCTGACCAAGAGGACCCAGTTAACTGGAGCCCGGCGGCAACAAACCAAGCGGGTAGCCTACGTCTGTCCCGGGGCAGTGAGATCATCGCTGTGCGCCAAGCGCGGCAGGAAGTGCTGGTCTGGACTGACGTAGCGGTGTACTCGCTGCAGTATCTTGGCGCGCCGGCGGTGTGGGGTTCGCAGCTCCTTGGAGACAACATCTCGATCATAAATCAGAACGCCGTGGCCTATGTGCAGGGGCAAGCGTTCTGGATGGGCAAGGACGACTTCTATTACTACGACGGTCGCGTCCAGCCCCTCCCCTGCGACCTCAGCCGGTACATTTTTGATGACCTGAACTTTACTCAGGCGCGGCAGGTCTTTGCGGGCATCAATGAGGGCAAGGACGACTTCTATTACTACGACGGTCGCGTCCAGCCCCTCCCCTGCGACCTCAGCCGGTACATTTTTGATGACCTGAACTTTACTCAGGCGCGGCAGGTCTTTGCGGGCATCAATGAGGGCTTCACGGAAATCTGGTGGTTCTACTGCTCTGAAGGTTCGACCACCATCGACCGTTACGTCATCTACAACTACGGTGAACAGATTTGGTACTACGGCTCCCTAGCGCGCACGGCGTGGGTTGAGACGGGCCTTGAGGAGTACCCCATCGCGGCGACCTACTCTAACAATCTGGTCTACCACGAGCTGGGAGTGGACGACGCCGTAAGTGCTACCCCACAGGCAATCGACGCGTACATTACGTCGTCGGACTTCGACATCGATGATGGTGACAAGTTTTCCTTTGTACGGCGCATGCTGCCGGACATAACCTTCTCCGGGTCTACGATAGATTCTCCTGCGGTAACGCTTACCCTTACGCCCTTGAAAGGTTCGGGTTCGGGGTATAACAGCCCTGCTTCAGAAGGCGGGAATAGCTCTGCTGCAGTAACGCGGTCCGCTACGGTGCCGGTGGAGCAGTTCACGGATCAGATTTACCTCCGCATCCGTGGGCGCCAGCTTGTGTTCAAGATCGAGTCGGATGCAGTTGGCGTGCAGTGGCAGCTCGGAGCGCCGCGTATTGACCTCAGGCCGGACGGGCGTAGGTAGTGGCTAACGAGATTAACAAAGCGGACCCCCCGGCCCTACCGCTGCACCGGGAAGAGTTTGAGCGGAGCTTTTTTGACCAGTTCAACAACATCTTGCGCCTGTTCTTTAATCGCTTGACGGGGACGTTGGATAGCCTGCTTAGCACGACCCAGGGCGGGCGGTTTCTCTACATGCCGAACGCGTTGTTCTACAGCACGACGAACCAAACTGCGGCTGCAACTAATACTGGTTACGCTGTAGAGATGGAGAACACCTACCTCGCCAACGGCATTACCATCAATGGCGGGACCTCTACGCAGATTACGACCGAAGTTGATGGGGTCTATAACTTCCAGCTCAACCTGCAGCTTGAACACACAACGGGCTCATCCTGCGCACTATGGGTATGGATTAGCAAGAACGGCACGCCCGTTACCTACGGCGCCAAACGCTATACAATCAAAGGCAATGATTTCTTTTCCATAGTTTGGAACTTCAACATCGACATGGCGACGGGGGACTACATTGAGATGTACTGGGCTACGGACGACACGGGATTAGAGGTGCATACTGAAGCCCCCACGTCGCCCCATCCGGGCATCCCCTCCGCTGTTATGGCGGTGTCGTTTGTGAGTAATTACTGAGGTGCCCATGGACAAGCGTAAGCAAGGCATAGCCGGACTCAGAGCCCCCATGGCACGGGACGTTGCACGCCTGTCTCAGTATTCCCGTGGCGATGACCGGAACCTTGCTCACGTCGCCCCCGGCGACACCATCATCCCGCCTGAGTTGATGCGGTCTAACCCTGACTTCGCCGATATGGTGCTGCGGGCTCTTGCTGGTGCAGGCATTGACCCTGCTATGCGCGTAGTGGACTCCGGTGCAGCCCGTCGTAACCCGGTAACCGGCGCTCAGGAGTTTGATTGGGATGGGGATGGGTTGTTTGGGGGTTTTTCCGGCATATCTGATGTAATCAATGTCACGGGAACGCAAACAGGCCTCCTTGACCCCATGGGCTTAGGCTTCAGCAGTACCTACGACTATTTTGACCCTTCCATGTACAGCGGCATTGGCAGCGGCCAGTATCTTGAAGACCGATACGGTATGGACGTTGACATGACTGATGGGGTAACCCCGGCAGCAGCAGCCGATGCAGCTCGGCGCCGAGGAGAAATCCCGCCTCCAGAAGCCGCACCCGACTTGTACGACGCCCGAGGCAGATACATTGGGCCGGGCACTGCCGCAGATTTGATTGGCGGAAATGTTGGCTATACCTTCGAAGACCTCTACTACGACCTACGGGAGCAAGATCGCCGGAACCAAACTCCGTCCACGACCACTACGCCGACCACTACGCCGACCACTACGCCGACTACTACGCCGACCACTACGCCGACCACTACGCCGACCACTACGCCTACGACTATTGGGCCAGGGATGACGGATAGCGGTGCCGTACTGGTAGACTTTTTAGGTCAGCTACAGCGTGGTGAATATGCGTACGGCGATGCCGGAAGGGCGTTAAACGAGGGGCGCATAACCCCAGAACAGCATGCGGTCTTTGCGGAAGCATTCAATAAATACACCGGCACTGTTCCGGGGCAACGACCCTACTCTGTAGGCGAGAGAGTTACGGGCCCGTACACGCCCCCTGATACCACTACCACTACCACTACCGGTCCGCCTGAAGGGGCACTCAGCGTCGCTGGCGATGGCACAGAACAAGTCAGCACTGGCGGAGAAGACGCACAGACCTCAACCACACCGGCGGGTGTGCCGACTGTTAACGAGGTGCTAGAAACCGTAGGTAGGACGCTAGAAGTTACGGACTTTGGTATCGAGCTGCCTATCCCTGGCCCCGGTGATCAACTTCTTCCTATTATCTTCGGCACCATTCCCGAGTTTATAGAGTGGGTGCGAGACCTCGGGGTTCAGATTGACCCCAGCAAGCCGGAAACGGTCCTCGACGCTGTCCAAAAAGCCGCCAAAGATGTTTACAACACCGTAAGTGGCGCTGTCATGGGCGCGGTAAAGGGTTCCACCACAGGACAAGTTGACCGAATAGAGCAGCTCATCCGTGACTTGATTAAGGACTTACAGACCGATCCCGTTAAAATCCTCGCAAGGGCAGAAGCTGTATTACCTACCATCTTTGGTAGCGGTAGTGGTTCTTCGGGGACGCCGCCTTCTTCTGGCACCACGACGACTACACCCCCCGCCACCGGCCCTGATCTTGGTCTCCCCGGTAGCGAAGAAGAAGGTGATGACGACACGACCGTTATTGATGACACGACCGTTGTTGATGACACGACCGTTGTTGATGACACGACCGTTGTTGATGACGATACGACCGTTGTTGATGACGATACGACCGTTGTTGATGACGATACGACCGTAGATGACGATACGACCGTAGATGACGATACGACTGTTGTTGATGACGATACGACCGTTGTTGATGACGATACGACTGTTGTTGATGACGATACGACCGTTGTTGATGACGATACGACTGTTGTTGATGACGATACGACTGTTGTTGATGACGATACGACCGTTGTTGATGACGATACGACCGTTGTTGATGACGATACGACTGTTGTTGATGACGATACGACCGTTGTTGATGACGATACGACCGTTGTTGATGACGATACGACCGTTGTTGATGACACGACCGTAGATGACGGTACGACCGTTGTTGATGACGACACGACTGTAGATGACGATACGACCGTTGTTGATGACGACACGACCGTTGTTGATGACGACACGACCGTAGATGACGATACGACCGTTGTTGATGACACGATCGTAGATGACGACGAACCTCCGTTAGATGATGACACGACCGTAGATGACGATACGACCGTAGATGACGATGAACCTCCGTTAGATGATGATACGACCGTTGTTGATGACTATGAGGACCCTCCGCCTCCGCCTCCGACTCCGCCTACTGGACCTGATGACGAGGAACCTCCGCCTCCGCCTCCCGGCGGTAACGATGATGATGACGACGATTTTCCGCCTCCCGGCGGTAATGATGATGAGGACGACGAAGGTGGAGGCGGTGCTGTAGATTACGGCATTGACTTCGGTTGGCCGGGTATGGGGCTGTCTCCGCGCCGCGTAACGCTGCCTGAGGAAGAAGAGACCGAGATTGAGCCCTTCGACTTCTACGACTGGATGACCATTTTCCGTAACCTGCAGCAAGAAGCGGGGTATACGTCCCCCTATGCCGAAGGTGGAGAGGTAGTGGCAGACGGTGCTTACTCCGCCTTGAAACAGGCGCATCCTCGGATCGAAGCGGAGATTTTCCGGCTGCTGGAGGAACAGGGCCTCGACCCCGAGCTGTTTGCTGCCAACATGATGATGGGTGACCTTGAGTTTCAGGCGGACGTAGCGCCTTACTTCGGTCCTTTCGGGCAGGCAGAGAACATTGACCCGAGTCGAGCGCGGCTTATCCCTGGTAGGGAGCCGCTGTACCAAAAGCAGGGCAACAGTATCGGTAACTTGCGAGGGTTTTACGTCCCTGAAGGGGTGCCTGATGACCGTATCGAGGACATACAGAGCCTTGTTGATGCGTACCAGCGCCAAGAAGGGGTAGAGCCGAAGTACATGCCGGTCATTGAGCCGGATACGGTTTATGGGGTGGGGGCTATTGGCGGGCATCCTAGCACTTGGGCCCATGAGTTTAGGCACCGGACCTTTGGCGATCTTAACCTTCCGGGGGAAGAGAACATTGTCCGCATGTTTGACATGCTGTACGAGACGGACCCCGAGGAGTACGAGATTGCTAGCAGGGAGTTTACCGGGCGGAGCGCGCCGGGACGGGGTAGCGAGCTGCATAAGGCGTTTCTTGAGGGCACCGGCGACGAGTACGACCGCATCCTGAACCTCCTTAACTTCAAGGGTAAGATTGAGCCTAACGACTTATACCCAGTAGAGGACGTAGCGTCGATTGTTGAGCAGATTCGCGCTCCAGAAAACACCTACCGGGGGCGCCGTGCCTTAGAGCAGTTGGAAACAGAAAAACGGGCTGCGGGTGGGGTCGGCGACGCCATGGGACTTATCGAAGCTATTCAACGAGCTATGCAAGAACGTAAACAGTGACAAGACAACAAGTAACTGTGTCGGCTACTATAGGCCCGTGCAGGGAGATATGATATGTCGTTTACCTTAACTGACCTACTTAAGAACCCCATTGATACGATCACGGGGCTTGGCAAGAACGCGCTCAGCTATTTCGGGTCGCAGGACTTAGAAGATATTATCGCTCTTGGCGGTGCTGCGGCGTACCAAGCGGGGCTGTTTGACCCAATCCTTGAGGAGTTCGGCCTAGGTAACTTCGCCGCCGGGGCGCCCATGACCCCGCCTGTAGGCTATCAGGGTGGCATTCCCGAATACGTTGCGGTGCAGCAGCAGGTGCCGGGGGCTATGGCAGGTACTCCCACGCCGGGAGATCGGGGGCAGCGGTACTTCACCGACGTGATTTACGCCCAAAAGCCCGATACCCCCACCCCTACCCTTGCAGAAGCGCAGCAGACCGCCACCCAGCAGGGGCAAGAACTCGCCTTGCAGAACCCCGTTGCTCGGACCATGTATGCGGGGGGCCTAGCTACCCTCCCCCGGCGTAACTTCAGTGAGGGTGGGTACTTCCTCGGGGGGATTACGGACGGGATGGCAGATAACGTGCCCGCTACCATTGATGGGCAGCAAGAAGCCCGGTTGAGTGATGGTGAGTTTGTGGTACCTGCGGATGTCGTCAGCCACCTTGGCAACGGCAACTCTAACGCCGGAGCACAACAACTTTACGCTATGATGGACCGCGTGCGTAAGGCGCGTACGGGACGGGAAGCGCAAGGGCGACAAATTAACCCCTCCAAATACATGCCGGGCATGAGGGTATAACTATGAGCACTGCAGGCGTCTTGGATACCGGCGGCGATCCGACTGGCAAACTATCGGGTACCGAGTCTTCGCTGTCAAACTGGGCAGGGCCGTACGTCACCAACATGCTCGGCATGGGGCAAGCACTCGCCCAAAGTCCGTATCAAGCCTACCAAGGCCCGTTGACTGCAGGACCTACCGCTGGGCAGCAAGCTGCGTTCCAAGGCATTGCCAATCTTACCGTGCCTACGTCCATTGGGCAGGCTGCAACTACAGCAGGGCAGGTAGCCACGCAGGCAGGGCAGATGGGATTCGACCCCACGCAATTCACGAGTCAGTTTCAGGCACCTACTAATATCTACCAAGCAGGTGAAGGCCTAGCCGGTATTGCGCAAAACGCCGGGCAGATGGGGTACAGTCCGACCGATTTTGCCAATCAGTATCAGACTCCCGGTGACATCTATCAGGCCGGGGACATTACTAGTGGTTACCAAACTCCCGGCGACATCTATCAGGCCGGGGACATCACGACCGGTGCTTTTACGCCGCAGGCCGCTCAGCAGTACATGAACCCGTTCTTGCAAGCTGCATTGGCTCCGCAGTTAGAAGAGGCACGGCGGCAGGCTGAGATTTCTCGTGTTGCCCAGGCAGGGCGCCTTACCCGAGCCGGGGCGTTTGGTGGTGGTCGGCAAGCCATCATGGAGTCTGAGCTTAACCGCAACCTAGCCCAAAACCTAAGTGATATTACGGGGCGGGGCTACGCACAAGCCTTTGACGCGGCGCAGCGTGCTTTTACCCAAGACCAAGCCCGTTCGTTGCAGGCGCAGCAAGCTCAAGAAGCCGCTCGTCAGGCTCAAGGTACGCAGGCATTGTCCGCTGCGCAGCAGGCAGCTCAGTTTGGCCTCACGGCTCAGCAAGCGCAGGAAGCAGCACGTCAGGCACAGGGCGCTCAAGCGTTGTCCGCTGCAGAACGCGCAGCTCAGTTTGGTCAGACCGCTGCACAGGCTGGAGAAGCCTCACGGCAGTTCGGCGCAGGGTTCGGTCTGGATGCCCTCGGTCGTCAACTAGAAGCTCAACGCGCACAAGAAGCCGCCATGCAGGCAGAGGGTCAACAAGCCCTCACGGCGGCGCAGCAAGCCGCACAGTTCGGTCAGGCGGCGCAAGCAGCATCGGAGCAGTCTCGCCAGTTCGGTGCAGGGTTCGGCCTCGACGCCCTACGGCAGCAGCTTGCGGGTGCACAGGCTCAAGGCGCGCTCGGTCGGCAGGAGCTGCAGTCTAATATCGACGTGTTCGGAGAGCAGGCCCGCCTCGGTGGTCAGGAGTACGCACTCAACCAAGCAGCCATTGACGCGGCGCGGCGGCAGTTCGAAGAAGAACGGCTGTTCCCCTACAAGCAGGTGCAGTTCATGCAGTCTCTACTTCAGGGTCTACCCCTTGAGGCGCAGCAGCGTAGCTTTGTGGAGCCGAGTCAGTTCTCGCAGCTCTCGGGTAACATCTCTGCTATTCAGGATGCCATTGACCTGCTTACCAGAGGTGGTGGAGCAGGCGGTAGTGGTGCGGCTTCTACCAAGGAAGCTATTGATGCAGCGGTGGCGGCAGGTCAAATTGACCAGGCTACTGCAGACGCCATTCTTGCTGGCGTTTCTTAATACGGAGAGGTAAGCATGTCCATTGATCGTCAGTTAGCCCTCCGCAACAACATGAGCCCGCAGCAGTTGATGCAGCGGTATTCGGTCAGTAATGAGCTGCTTGATCTCCTCGCCCTACAGAAAATGCAGAGTGAGATTGCGGCGAAGAAGCGAGACCAGATGGCTCAGATGGCCCAGCAGCCGGGTACCATTAAGGAGCAGAAAGAGCGAGAAGTCTTTCAGGCCGTGCGGGAAGAGATTGCCCCCATGGCTCAGCGCGCCCAGCAAGTGACGGCAGCGGAACAGCAGAAACAGTTACAACAGCAACGTGGTATGCAGCGATTAGCTCAAGCCATGCAGCAACAAGGGGGTCCCGGTGCTCCCATGATGTCTGGCATTGCCGCTGCTCCGGCACCGAATATGCGTATGGCTCAGGGTGGCATTGTGGGCTACGCCGGTCCTAGTGGTTCATTAGTGACTACAGGTCCCCTTAGCGGAGTGCCGTCAGTCACCCCCGGTGGCAGCATCACGGATATGGATTTGTACACCGAAGCAAGAGACGCAGCCGAAGAAGCTAGGGAAGCCTTGCAGGGTGCGTATTCGGGAAACCCCGCAGAAGAGCGTGTATCCGCCCGCAAGGAGGCAGCGGAGTTCCTACGCCGAGAGCAGATGCGTAAAGCCGAAGAAGCACGTATTGCTGAGCTGCGCAGGGCCATGGCGCGTACTCCTGAAGAGCTGGCGCGTGAACGGCAGAAAGGGTTCCTCCTCGGTGCGGCAAACCGAGGCAAAGGCTATGTAGGGGCTGGGGCTTCTGCAGGCTTACAAGCTGTCCTTGATGCCCAGCGCGCCGAAAGAATCGGCAACCTTGAGAAGCTCCAAGGCCTAGCGCGTGATATGGAAGGGCGGGACATTACCATCGGTACGGAAGGACTCAAGTCCGGGCGGACTGCTGAAGAACAAACGGCAAGAGGGCTTGGTACCTTGGCTACGACGACCGGACAATTCCGATCAACTGCGGCTAACGTCGCCGAATCCGAAATTCTGCGCGGGGTAAGAGCGGCAGAAGCAGACCAGCAAGCAGTCATAGAAGGTATGAAAGCGGCGGCAACGCAAGCGGAAAACGCTCTTCAGTTTGCAGCAAACGACATTGACCGTCTGACGGACAGCCTCAATCGCATGGAAGATCAAGCGCTCGCGCAGCTAGAAATCTTGAGAGAGAGCGACCAAGCAACGCAAGATATGCGACAACTCCAAAGTAACTTAGCTGATCCTGCAAACGCAGAACCGGTCCGTGTGCAGGACGTGGATGGTAGAACTATCGAAATCGACAACATGATCGATTACGAGGCTTACCTGCGCAGGAAGGCAAATGCTATAGCAGTGAGCCCTAGCGGTAAGCCCTACAACCAGCTCAAGGACGAGCTACAAGAGCGGATTGATAGACTTCAAGCAGAGCGAGATAGATACTTAGGCACAGCCCCAGGACTGCCTGGGGTTTCGAAGATTACCCCTCAGCCCGGCACTTAATGAGGCGGCAGGCCCATGCCTAAGTATGACGTAGAGTTTGACGACGGACGGGTTGTAACTGTTGATGCCCCCATGGGGGCAAGTTCTTATGCCCTGACCCAGCTTGCCTACGACAAACTAACTGCGTCTATGGCTCCGCCGGAACCCCCGGCACCAGCGATCTCACCTATTAATGTTGCGGCACCCGTTACTCCTGGGTTAGGCACCATGCCTCCACCTCGCGCCGAATCTACCGAGGAAGAGGAAGGTTTTCTGCTGGACACTGCCAAGGCCATTGGGCAGTTCGGTATCGGTCTACCTCGCGGTGCGATTACCATGGGGGAGGCGACGGGTATAGGCCTTGCTTCTCTCTTGCCGGAAGAACAAGAACTTGCGCTCCGAGACTATCTAAAATCCGGCGCTGAGTCCGCACGGCAGTCCATTACCCCCGCGTTTTACGACCCTCAGTCTTTTGCTGCGCAAGCTGGTGAAGTCTTTGGGCAGACCATCCCCTATATCGGCATTGGTGGTGTCGGCGCCCTTGCGGCCCGTGCCGGAGCCCGTGCGGCTGGTACTTTGGCTGGTGCTGGTGTTCGTACAGCGGGGGCAGGTACGGCAGCGGGGGCAGCAGGTGCTGGACAGCAGGCAGGCATTGCTCTGGAGCGCGCCCGAGCTAAAGGGGTACCGGAAGATGAGCTAACGGGTATTGCCGCTGCTGGTGCCGCTACCGGTGTGCTTGAAGCTCTCTTACCCCTCTCCTTGGGCCGCTACGGTATCGGCCAGCTAACCACTAATCCGCGCATCCAAGCAGCGCTTGAGGCCCTTGAAACCAAAGAGATCGAGACATTCTTTGGGGATATTGGCACGGTGCTTACGAACGCGGTGAAGGCAGGCACCATCGAAGGTACGCAGGAAGCTGTTACGGGGGCGCTGCAGAACCTGATTGCAACGTCTTATGACCCCGAGCAGGACGTTATCAACACGGACCTTCTGCCTGAATTAGGGGCAGGTGCTGGAGTCGGTGCGACCTTATCGGTGCTAGGCGACTTCATTCGCTCTCGTGGTGCCCCGCAACGTCGTGTTGATATTGACCCAGCAAACTTTGACGAAACGTGGCAAGGCTCTGCGCTATACGACCCGGAAACGGGGTATACGGTAACGACCACGCCCGAAATAGCCGCGCAGCTTAAGCAGTTTGGATTGGCGCCTCAGCTAGGCAAGTCCCTGACCCCTGAAGAGATTTACGTCTTAGAGGTAGCTGGGCTTGCCCCTCCCCGCCCTGATCTTACGCAACAGGTTGAAGAAGATACCGAGGCGGACCAAGAAGTAGGCGAAGAAGAAACACTATCTGACGAAGAACTGTTTGCTTTGTTGGAGTTCCTCCCTCAGTCCGAGATGACCGGCGAAGAAATTGATGCGCGGCTACGGGCAGCGGCGGAGGCAGAAGAAGCCGCACAGGCCGAGGCAGGGGCAGCGTTAGACGCGGAAGCAGAGGCAGAAGCAGAAGCTGCAGCCCGAGTAGCATCGCAATATACCGCTGAGGCCGCACCACCTAACCCCGCAATGGAGCGTGCCCTGACAACGGCTCTTAGCGGTGCAGAAAGACAACGCGCCTTTGAGCAAGCAGAAGCCGAGCGGGAGGCACAGAAAGAAGCCGACCTAGAACGTCTTGCAAATGTTGCCCGTGCAGAACGAGAACTAGAACGCGCCGGACAAGAAGAGGGCCTACCGGTTCGCCCCCTAGAAGAAGTGCTTGATGAGCTGGGCGTGCCCAAAAATGCCAAGGTTAGGACGGATTTTTCAGGGGCTACCACCGACAACGCTGGGGCACTGCAAGCACTGCGGGAGTATGCGGATAGGACTAAATCCCCTCAGGTTCGTGCTAAGGTCCTAGACTTCTTAAAGGGAAGGGAGGCAGCGCCTAGTGAGCCCACTGCAGCGGTGTCTGAACCTGTCGGCGAGCCCGCAGGAGCTGTTGAAGGAGTTGAGCCTGCCGGAGCTGGAGTTAGCCCTGCAGACGGTGGACCAGAGCTTGGAGTGGGACGAGGAAGGGGAGTCAGCGATCTTGGAGCTGGACCCGAGGGAGTTACCGCCGTCGCTCAAGCACCTGACACAGGAGCAGTGGTGGGTGATGGTGTACCTGCTGCAGAACCTGTGGTTGGAGAGGGAGCACAGCCTGCTGCATTAACTTCCGATACGGATGAGATAGCGTTCCGAAACCTTCGGGCTAAGAAACGCGAAGACCTCACCACCAGCGAAAAGACTGCGCTGGCCTACGCCAAGGCGCGCC